TTTTGTATGAAGGGATTTGGCGCTTTTTTTGTTATTTGACCATACTTTTGACCATACTTTTAGAAATTTATATAATTCGCGAACCTTTGAGCGGAGGAGTCTTTTTGTTTTTTTGTGACGTGAGCATAAATGTTCATTGTTGTTTGAATATCAGAATGGCCCAGACGAGATTGAACTTCTTGAATAGATAAACCAGCTTCGAATAACAGGCTGCAATGAGTGTGTCGAAATCCATGAATAGTTATATCTTTCAATCCACTTTCTTTGCATAAGCGTTTCTGTATATTGTTTGGTCTTAAAGGATCCAGATAGTTATTATTCTTGGACGAGAAAATGATTTGGTTAGGTCTTAACGAATTATGACCATGTGAAAGAAGATATTTGCGTTGATCTTGTCGCCACTTTTTTAGCACTTCAATCGTTGTATCATCGAGAGAGATTTCTCTGTTCGATGTTTCAGTTTTCGGCTGGTTTGTCACCAATTCATTCTTAGTATTTCTTGCAATCGTTTTGTTTATAGTGAGTATTTTATTTTCAAAATCGATATCTTTCCAAGTTAACGCTAAAGCTTCGCCTTTTCGTATCCCAGTGAACGCTAGTAATCGGAATAGTGGGTAAGAGAGTGGAAACTTATCTTTCTTTGCTACTTCTAGAAATTCTTTGAGCTCCTCAGCTTCATAAAACTTGATTTTATCTTCTTTTTTCCTCGCATTTCCTTTCGTTATATATACATCTTTCATAGGATTAGATACTATTACATTCATTCTGACTGCGTAGTCAAATACAGCGGTAGTATATGTTTTTAATGCTTTATAGGTTGAATATTCAGCTTTCCATTTGTTCACCGTTTTTTGACAGTAAGCTACGGTAAAAGATGAAATTTTCTTTTTACCGAAGCAAGGAAATATATTTTTTTTAAACAGAAAGCTTACCCTTGAAAGAGTACTTTCTCTAACAGTATGCTTATATTCCTCATACCATAATTCTTGAATATCGATAAAAGTGTAGTTTTTTTCGGGCGCATATTTGTTATCTTGGGCCTCTGTTTCCAGTCTAGCTTTTGCGATTTTTGCTTCTTTTTGAGTTTTGAAACCTCTTCTAGTAGTGTAAAGTTTTTTACCCGTACCAGGATCGATGCCTAAATACGCTTTAAACAACCACCACTTACTCCCATCTTTTTTCGTATACTGTTTGATCACATTCCTTCTTCCTTTCTTAAGTGCGAATATATGTTCTTTTTATAAGAAAAATAATAATCACACGCAAAGTGTGTTATTGATTTTATCTAGTAGAAACTTTTTTAGCATCGGTTCCCACTTTGTATCCAGACCAAAATATTCGATAAAATAAAATATATTTAAGTCAGCAGGATCTAAATGATTATGTTCTATAAATTCATCAAGCAAATTCTTTATCATATGACAATCGGCTTCATATTCCATTTTCGAGCGGAAATAAAATATTTTGTATAGTTCTGCAAACTCTTTATGATCTAAGACATGCTTAACCTCGTGATAAATTACTTTCTTTGCATCCGTGGGGGACAGACTGCTATTAATGAAAATCTTATTGAGTTCTTTAATATAGCAGCCGTCGGATTCCATCTCAATTGGCACAACATCAATCCCATGTTCATGCAGCACCTTCTTCACTAACTCCATACTTTCACCTCATTTTGAACTAAGACGACCTTCCGTATATGCTCGAATTGCTTCGCGATCTTTTTCCGTTAAAGGTTTACCATTGAAGGACATCGCATTGTCGAGCATTTTTTCTAAATCATCAGAAGTTGTTGCACTAGAACTATTAGGATTATCAGTACGGCCTAATAAGTAATCAGTAGAGACGTGAAAATAGTCGGCTATGACTTGTAAATTTTCGGCTTTTGGACTTTGCTTTTGCAATGTATACAAATAGTTTTTACTGTAACCAAGCTCCAATGATATCTCTTTTAGATTTTTATCCCTTTGTTTTGCTAGTTTTTGAATCCGTTCAAATAGTGTCATATCAAGCATTCCACGCTTTCAGAAATTATTTAACGAAAAAAGTACACAAAAATAGGATAAATCTGTTGACAATCCAATAGTTGTGGGTTAATCTTATCACGTAAGCTAATTTAATTAGCTAATGAGTAACAAGAAAGACACCTAATTAAAATAAACAATTCGACGTCGGCAAACTGAGAATGTTGATTTAATAGAGTGTGTTTGGCTTATTTCGTTATGCTTATATAGTACACAACTATGGGATGAGTGTCAACGGGAATTAGCTAATTTTATTAGCTTACACTCAATAAATTTTGAAAGGAGTTAGATCTATGTCTCAAGATTTTGTTCTTAAGGTCAAAATCCAGTTGGCGAAATACGGAAAATCTCAAGGATGGTTAGCAGATACTATCGGAATTTCTAGACCGTATATGTCAGACATCTTAACTGGAAAAAGAAAGCCAGATAAGCAAATTAAACCGATCGAAGATGCGTTAAATGCATTGAAGGAGTGTGGGGATTAATGGATATACGGATACCTGATAATGTCATTGAAAATCAGATCATTCCTCAATTTGTCCAGATAGCAGTAACTGAGTTCGAAAAGAGGATGAGGTTGGTAACAAAAACGATCGAACTTCCGCTGTTTAGCAATAAAGAAACAGTAAAAGAGGTATTAGGGATCGGTGATGCGAAGTTGAATAGCTGGATTGATCAGGGATTGAAAATTCAAGTTTGGAGTAAACAAGATATTCGGATACGTCGCGAAGCCTTGCAGCAATTTTTGATAGAAAATTTTGAGGTGTAAATATGGCTTATACGTGCGAACAAGAAGTTTTGATCAACGGATTGATCAAAGAAAGAATCCGGGACCTGCAGCTATTGATTCATGAGAAGAAAGGGCAGCTAAGTGAGCGACAATACGAGAAGGCCCGAAAGGATTTGGAACAATACCAAGAAATACAGTACCAGAATCGGCTTAATCGGCAAATAAATTATTAGGAGTGAAAGTGAAAAATTTAAAAGAAAAATTGAAGGAAAATAAAAAAGTTTAAAAGAAAGTGTCCACTTTTATTTCTGCTTTGCGGATAAATACACATAAGACAAAAACAAAGGGAGTGATAAAATGAAAAGTTCCATCATAAATTATAGACACATTTATAAAGGTATACTGGATCATTACTTCAGCCGACCATTGACTGATAAGGAAATTATACCAAAGAAAGGAATTTGAAAAATGACAAATTTAGTAATTATGAAAGACCAGCAAGCAGTAACAACTAGTTTACGGGTAGCAGAAGGCTTCGACAAAAGACATACGCATGTTATTGAAGCTATTGAAAACAAAATTACCTCAGCCGAAAATCCGGCTCAGTACGAAACGATGTTTTCGGAAGGTACTTATCGAGATAAAAGTGGAAAGAAAAATAAAATGTACTATATGAATCGTGATGGTTTTTCATTTATTGCATTTGGATTCACTGGTAGAAAAGCAGATGATTTCAAACTTAAATACATTGAAGCATTCAACCAAATGGAAGATCACATCAAACAGCAGCCACAGATTCCAGATACACCACGAGGACTTGCCTTGTTGGCATTAGCTGCAAATGAAGAAGCGAGCAAACGCATCGATGAGATTGATGGGCGACTCGTAGACATTGAAGAAAATAAACTGATCACTACTGAAGACAAAGGAACAATCGATCGAGCGGTTCAAAAGAAAGTCTATCAGATCTGCAAGGATCAACATCTTGGACAAGGCGCAAAAAGCATGTTGTTTCAGGATTTGGGATCTAGCATCAAACAATTGTTTAACGTTCCTAATCGAGGTCGTATCAAAGACAAGGATTTTCAAAAGGTTTTGGAGTTCGTCGATCATTGGCAGCCATCGTCAGTGACGAAGGAACGAATCAATCAGATTCAAACAGAATTGGATATGGAGGATCGGGCATGAAAAAGCTGTATTGGCTCAGACGTGTAGCATTAATTCTTTCCACATTCGCAGTTGGGGTGTTGATTACAGGAGATGTACCAGGGTGGCTAAAAATTGCTTTCCCAGTTTTGGCTATATGGTGGCTAATGCTGTATGACGAAGCAATTTTCGAACGAAGGGTGAAACGGTATGAATAGAGCAGAAGCTTTGCGCATCGGTAAAGTCATTGCTGATCGATGGTACAGACACAACAAACCCTTGATCCAATCAAGACAACATATCGAACGAATGAAACAAAAAAAGTGACTCAGCCGCCAAGCATCGAGTCACAAACAAAATGTATTCAAGGAGAGTGTATCATGGATCAATTTGACAGTCTAGGGGCAAGACAATTGCCACCAGAGGAAAATGACCCTATAGCATTTGATTGGCGTGGTAATCCTCTATATCAAGGTGACCTAGTCTATTCCATTGATGATCAATTCATCTACGAGGATGACCTATTGGAGTACTGCAAATCAAAACTAGGAAAGCCGGTGCCTTTATGAGTGAATTAGAACTGACTTTTAATCAGAAATTGATAAAAATCCAAGCGGAGTTAAAGGTTCCAAAAAGTAATTACAGCGACTTCGGAGGATACAACTTCCGAAACGCAGAAGATATTTTGAAAGCAGTAAAGCCACATAATCTAAACCATGGGCTTTTGCTAACTTTGACGGATATGCCCATTTTTATGGATGGTCGCTTTTATATCAAGGCTACCGCAACGCTAACTGATGGAACGGATTCGCTAAAAGTGGAAGCATATGCTCGAGAAGCGGATTCGAAACCCAAAATGGATGATAGCCAAGTGACTGGATCGGCATCTTCATACGCTCGTAAATATGCACTACAAGGTCTTTACCTAGTGGATGATGGAATTGATCCAGATTCGTTAAACGAGGGCGAGGAAGAGCCAGAAAAGTCCGAACAAGAAGTCTTTTTCGATTACTTTAAGTTTTATGCCAACGGAGTTGCGGAATTGACTAAAAAGCCGTATGAAGAAATCGAGGCAAATGTTCTAGGTGTCAACACCTTTGCTCGATTAGAGGATGTGACCCCTGACATGTATGCGCAGGTAATCGGCACAGTCAAAGCAATGGGCAAAAGAGCTGAATTGCAGTTAAAGGAGAATGAAGCAGCGGCAAAAGTGACTGAAAAACCAGCTTCGGGATCACAAACGACAAACTTTACATGGGGGAAATGATAAATGAATGAATTAATCAAATCAGATACAAAAATTCAGATTGATTTCAAACCAAGTGCGATTGAAATCAAAAATGAAGCTGAGTTATCCGAACTCGTTACTAATACTGTCAAACATTACAAAAGTCTTGTTTTTTCCGAGGGAGATATCGAAGGTGCAAAACAGGCACAAAAATCTTTGACAGACAAAATCAAGCTTCTTGAAACAAAACGCAAAGAAATAAAGAACCAATACTCAGCGCCCTTAGAAGCTTTTGAAAAGAAAATTAAAGGCTATGTCAACCAAATGGGAGAAGCCAAAGAGGGCATTTCCGAAAGTCTCAAAAAATTCGAATCAACGGAGCGAGATGCACGGATTGAAAAGGTGCAAGCAAAAATCATTGAATTGTGTGCCATTGTTGGAGTTGATCCGAGTGATATTCAAATCCTTGATAAATGGACAAATAAAGGAGTTTTTACAACAACCAAAGGAGAGCTGAAAAAAGCAATAATCGATGAAATCACAGGAACAATTAACGGCATTGTTGAGAAGCGTCAACAAGCAGCTGTCAATAAGCGCATTGTAGAAGGATATGCGAAAGCAGCTCACTTAGATCCTATTTCATGGGTGATTCTCCTTGATCAGGGACTTACTGTTGATGACATCATGTCGAAAATTGACCAAGTGGTCACAGAACAAAAAGCTCGTCTTGCCAAGGCAGAAGAAGTCGTTCAAGTAGTCAAACAAAAAGAATGCGTTCCCTCGGTGCCAATTGATCAGGAAACAGGTGAAATCCAAGAAATTCCAATTGAAAAAAAAGAAACTTCGAGAACCGAAAAGGTTGTAACTTTAAAACTCAAAGGAACAGACGATCAATTCTTTTTGCTAAATAAAACAATTGTCAAATTAGGAATTGAAGTCGTCAATGTGAGCGAATAATGCTGGGCAAGGTCATTTATCACGAAGGTAATCGATTAATGATTGAGTTTGAGGAGGAAATCAACCCAGAGTTTTTAAAGTTACTTGCAAGAGACAAAGAAAATCTGACGGATGTCAAGTTGATCGATAACGAGCCAAAGTCTGCAAAACAAAACGCTTTGGCTCATGCTTTGATCAAAGATATCACAAAGCATCAGGAGTTGCCGTTGCACAAGGCAAAACAAATGATGAAAGACTTGTACAAAGAAGGTCAGGGCATTGAATTCAGCCATGCCGAAGCGTCAATGACGGAAATGAACAATTGGGTTGAATTTCTGATTGAACATGTTCTTAGCGAAGGGGTTTCTCTTCCTAAACGATATAGCTATTTATTAGAGTATGAGAAATTCTTTTATTATTGCTGCAAGTACCGAAGGTGCTGTATATGTGGGAAGCCACATGCTCAAATTCACCATGTGAAGGCTGTAGGTAAGCGAAACAGGAACAAGGTCGATCACCGACTGTTCCCTTTCGCAAGCTTGTGTTGGATCCACCACAACATTGCGCACGCCATTGGAGAAATCCGGTTAATAAATGAGTTTGTGATTACCCCAGTTTATTTAGACAAGGAAGCATTGATCAAGATTGGAATCATGTCAAACGCACAAATTATCAGTTTTGATCAAATATATGAAGACGAAGAATTATTTAATAAAGTACTTAAGGAGTGATAGTGTGACAAGCCATAGAGGATATTTTGCCATCATTCCAGCTAATGTTCGTTACGATCAGCGGTTAAAAGCCAATACGAAACTACTTTACGGTGAAATAACAGCTTTGTGTAATGAAAGAGGATTCTGTTGGGCAACGAATGATTACTTCGCTGATCTATATGGGGTCAGCAAAGAAACAATCAGTAGGTGGATCAGCCAATTAATCAAATTTGGGTATCTGAATAGGGAGATCGTTTTTAAAGATGGCACAAGAGAAATAAGTCATAGATATCTACGAATAAATCACCCCCCTATTGACGTAAATGTCAATAGGTACCCTCAAAAAGATCAAGACCCTATTGATCAAAACGTCAATACCCCTATTGACCAAAAAGTCAAAGATAATAGTACATCTATTAATAATACAATTAATAATACAAATGAATATATAAGAGAGTTACCGACTTCGAAAAAATCGAAGTCTCAGCCAGACCGTCACAAATACGGTGAATATAAAAATGTTCTCTTGAGTGACGACCAAATGGAGAAACTGAAATCGGAATTCCCGAATGATTGGGAAGAACGTATCGATCGAGTTTCTGAATACTGTGAAGTCACAGGAAAGACGTACAAGAATTATTTAGCCACAATCAGAGCTTGGGCAAAGAAGGATAAGCATCCTAATAATAAAGCTGTTCGGAAGCCACAAACATTTACCAGACAAGAAAATCTACCGGAATGGGCAACTGAACCAATCAATTATTCTACAAATAAGCCGAAGGTGACCGAAGAAGATCGGAGGAGGTTCTTAAATGTCTCAGACAGAGAAGAGGGATTTTAGCAAACCAGTTAAACTTATTCATAATCTCTTGCCCAAAGAACAGCAGAAGCTTATGGAGTTTCCGTTGGATTCTATGATTGGGTACGTTGAAGAGACCGGCGATACTGAGGGAAAAGGTGCTGAAGCAAAATTTCGAAAATTTATGTTGCTATACCGCCATTGGCTAATTTCAGAAAGAAAAGTACCCACGGATTTTTTTGGTAGTAGCTTTATTCTAGCGACCACAGATGAATTGTGGGACGAGGCACAGCGGCTTTACAAGAAATTAAAAGGGGAACGAGAGAATGAACAAAAACCGTAATAAACGTCGAGAGAGACTTTTACGATTAGTTTTTTTAGCAGAACATCCTGATTTTGATACGAACCCCAACATAAGAACGGAGTGGGAGCGTCTGAGAAGCGAGACAGTCCCACTTCGTAGTGATATGGAGACACAGATCATCGAAGTGCTACAAGATGGCGAAGTGATTTTCACAGGAAGTCGAGCTGAGGTGCGTGTGGAGTGTGAAATAAGCAAAGAAGTTTTGTACAAGAAAATAAGATTAGGTTCTCCTGATAGAAAAAAGCGATACTACCGGATAAAGGAATAATAAAGGGTGACGCACCCTGCGATTCGAGGTGATGCACCTAATGCCAACAAAGAAGAAACGTCCGCAATTTGCCATGGATGCAGATACAATTGAAAAACTTGAGTGGTTGAACAAACAGCATCAGAAACGTTCAGGAACTACAAAGGTCTACCCAGCGCACACATTGCGGGAACTTATAGACAACGAATATCAAATCAGAAAACGATTTGGATAGGAGGGTACTTTTACTACAATGATGAGTACCAAAGAATCACTAATTAAATGGGTCGTAGCAGATATGGAAAAAGACATTGATGGTGAGAAGCTAAGAAAACTACAAATCATCTTAACGATGCGCTTGGACCATTTCGAAGTAACTAAGCCTTCAAGAGAGCTCGTTTTGTATGACGAGACATCGGACGTCGCCGCATATCGTCAATTTGTGGTCTCAAAGAAGATTCAGGGGCTTTCAGACGGAACTTTGAATCTTTACATGCAAACAATCAATCTTTTCATGAGGACGCTTAAAAAGCCATATAAGGATATCACCACAAACGACATTCGATTGTTCATTGCAAATCGTGAAATGACTGACAAAGTCTCGAAAGGGACCTTGTCCAGAGAGCGTGGTTGCATCATACGATTTTTCCGATGGCTGTATGTTGAAGAATATATCCCTCGTGATCCTGGCATGCGAGTTGAGAAAATCAAAGTGCCTAAGCGCAAGAAACAGGAATTCAGCACATTAGAAGTTGAACGCATTCGAGGGGCTGCAATAACAGCCAAAGAAAAACTTGTTGTGGAGCTGCTGCTAAGTACTGGTTGTCGCGTATCGGAGTTAGTCTCATTGTGCTTTGAGGATTATGACCAAGAGAATCATTCGATTGAGGTCATTGGAAAAGGAGACAAACAAAGGTCTGTTTTCTTGAATGCGAAAGCCGAATTTGCGCTGGCTCGCTATTTAGAAGAAGTGCCACATGATACTGGAACGTTATTTTTCGGCGGAACTATGGGACGTCCGATGACGACTGCAGGTGTACAAAAGCTTGTTCGCAGACTGGGCGATCGAGCAGGGGTTACAAATGTACATCCGCACCGATTCAGGCGGACAGCAGCGACCTTTGCTCGTAGAAGTGGGATGCAGTTAGAGTTAGTCAGAGATTTTCTAGGTCATGCAGATGTAAATACTACGTTGCTCTACTCCATGACCAACGAGTCTGAGCTGCGGCAGTCGCATCAGAAATATGTGAACTAGCTGCGTTTAAAAGTCAACATAAATCAAAAAATACGTGGTAAACAACAAATAGATTGATTCAAATAGAAAAGAAAATAGATCAAATTGTATTTTACATTAGCGGAAGAAATAGCGGAATTAATTCCGCTAAAAAGGAAGGAGCAAGCGTTATGAATATTGAAAAAATCAATATGATTTTAGAAGAGCGAAACATCACCGCATATGCCCTTGCGAAAAGTGTAGGAATCCCAACGTCTCATATGACTAAGATATTAAGCGGTAAAGTAAATGATCCAAGATTTAATTTAGTTTGTCGGTTTGCGGATGCCTTAAATATCAGCATAGAAGAACTAAGGAAGGAGGATATCAATGAATAAAAATAAAGTAAAAAAGACAATGAAAATACTCGCCCTGATTACTATTGGGATAGTAATAGGACGAGCGGTAGATATTGAAATTGAATACAAAGATTAAGCTAGTCTAGTTGTTGCCCCACAACTAGGACATGTAACAGTGCTAGAAACACCGTTAGGTAATTTTCTGCCGCATTTAAAACATACCAAGTTTTTGCGGATAGCCCTAGTAAATTCACGTTGAATTGCTGCCTTACTAGGAGTTTTGATTTTAACCCTAACTCTTGCCATAAGTTTAACTCCTTTCAAAATTATTGTGAATAATGCTCAGTTGGTTTGGGTCATTACTCAATAATAATATACCACAATATACAGAGGTATAAATTACAATGGCACTACATGTTGTGTTAATTTGATTTCAAATGTTACGAACGTATGTTTTGTGGAGGTGTGGAAATGTGGAATGAAATCGAAAAGATTTTAAAGGAAAAAGGAATAACCCAGTATGAACTAGCCAAGAAAATGGATGTATCAACTGGGACTATTACCGAATTAAAAAAGGGAAGGATCAAGAAGCCGAGCTTTGAGTTGATCCAGAAGATTGCAGATGCTTTAGACGTTAGTATGGATAGGTTTAGATAGGTTTCCATTAATGGAAGATATTACCAACTTGGAAAGAAAAAAGACCAACACAAGTTGATCTAATTAATCCTTATAATGAATACTTCCATCTGGCTCTAGTCTTGGTGTAATTGCGACGCCTTTTCCGTCAGAACCGATAACAATTGTTTGAATATATTGTACCTGTGTCTCGGGATCAGTAATAACAAAGATTTCGTTGGTTCTGCCTTTATAAACTTTTTCAACTTCAAATTCAATATTGTTCGCCATAGAATCACTCCTTTTAAATAAAATACCACAATAAACAAACAAAATAAATAAATACTATAAACGTTTGTAGATATGAAAATTTAGCAACGACAGAAATTGCGGAATAGGAGGGTAAACATGAAAGCAAAAGATTTGATTAGTATATTGCAAAATAATCCTGATGCAGAAGTTGTAGTTTCTACCGTTAGTTACTATGAAAAAAGTCATTATGAAGCAGGATATGAGCGGGGAACCCCTCAACACGTGGAAAGCATTACAGTAGATTTGGGGTATAACCAGATCAAGCTTGATGGTGGAAAAGAGCGAACAATTTAGTCAGTAATCCACCAAAATAGTCAACTAGCGAAATGAAATAAGTATTAGTTGTGATTTTCAGATTTCTTTAGTTTCATTGCTCGTATTAGATGGACGCAAAAGCTAGCAAAAAATAAAAGCCCTGCAATTTTTGGAATGGCACCAATTGAAGTTAAAAATAAAAAAGCTGCTATAAGGTTTACAAAAGCGGCTAACAGATAAAGGTAGAAACTAGTTTTTCTGTTCAATGTACTCACTCCTTTTGAACAGAATATCATATTTTATTTTTAATGTAAAAAAATAATTAAAAAGAAAGTTTTGAATAAATATTTTCACTATCTACGGAAATAAAAAAACTACCCTAAAAGAGTAGTAACTATGTCACAGATTATCTTTATTAGAATCGGCAATCCCATGTTTAACTGCCAACCTGATGATTCCATAAAGCATAAATCCTATAAAAATATACCAAACAAAAGCTAAAAAAGTTCCCAAAGCAATACCTCCTTTTAGGTATTGTAACATATTTATATTTTACCAAGTCAGTTATCCGACGAAATAACCAACTATAAGTAAAGGATTGAGTAATATGGAAGTAATTTACAAACACAGGCAACTCATGATCACTTTATTCTCCTTAGCCCATGAGTAAAGTTTTGAGCTAAGGAAGAATATTAATATTTATCAGAAAAGTTTTTTAAGATTTTAGTGGATTTAGCAAGTGCGGATTCAAAAGCAAAGTCACTGATAGAAATATTTTTATTATTTCTGAAGAACATATCTCGAAAATTTTTTGATTTAATTAGATCGTTTTTCGAGCTTGGTAATGTTTCTAATGTGAAACTATTAATTATAAAATTCACCAAATCATTTTCACTAATGCTAAAAGTTTCTTTTGCAGACATTTCTTTAGTCTGAAAACTCAATATATCTTCAATCTTAAATAATCTTTCACTGATCATTTCTAACATCTTATCAGATTCAACAGAATCTTGACCAATAGATTTTACAGTTATTTTTTGGAAATGCTTTAAGAATGTTGAATATTCAGGGTCTTTGATTGATTTTTCGTAAGTCTGAACAACTTTATCGGCTAATTTCAGTTTGAATTTTTCAATTTCGTTGTGTCTTAGATCAGAAGGATACTCTATATGTTCAATCATGGAAATGTCGAACATATAGTCTGTCTTGTCATCTTTGATTATTATCACAGGTTTGTCAAAAGCCAATCTAAGTCCTAGTTCAAGCATAACATTCCCATTTCTACCACTAATGTCAACGATAACAATTGGATCAGAATAGAGGTTAGTTACGATACTTTTGTGGATGATATCTATTTCACCCTCAGAATCACTTACTAATCTTGGATTAAAATTATGTGTACTTATTGACTTCACTGTTTCAATAATAATGTGTTTGACATCACTAAATTGCGAAATGTTATAGTCTGTCATAGCTGCTATAGGCATCACTAAACCACAATTAATTTTTTCATCATTTGACATGTTTTTTTCTTTACTGGGTTGTTTTAAATTTTCAGCCATACACTAACGCTCCTTGAAATGTTTATCTCAATTATATAAGGAGCATTCTGATTTGTATATTATTAATTTTTACATTTTAAAAACAAGTAGGCCATTAAGCTATTCTATACGATAAATGAATCGAGGTGATGAAAATGAAAAAGTACAAAGAGCGTTTAATTCCCGAAGATGAGAGACCAATTGAAACTGTGATGGGTGAAAATATCGAACGCTATTTTTTGAGAAGCGATTATAGCAGCATGACTGCATTTGCAAATGATTTAGGATGTGATTCAGCTCGGCTTAAGAAGGTTATTGAGGGAAAAGCTGTTTTTAGTGTGCAGATACTACAACGTGCGGCAAAATTATTAAATATTAAAACAATTGATTTAATCGAGGACTGGTCAGAACAATAAAAAAGCCGGATTCCTCCGACACAAAATAATGTTTCCGACAAATATATTATAGCATAGTAAGGGGAATCAGGCACTATGGCACTTTTTGATGTAAGTAAATATGAAGTTCCGGATCCTAAGAATGTGGATATTGAGAAAACAAAATACAATGTAGGGGTCTTCATGACTGCCTATTTGTCCGCAAGATGTCGCGTAGGTGAGCCTAGAGAACCAAAAATTACCAGCACCTTTTCAATTGTACCTCCTACATTTTCAACTGAGAACTATGCAGCAGCGGAAGAATTGCTTATTCAAAAAGAGGAAGCAATTAATGAGTTTCATAAACTGCATGGTCTTTTTGATCGAGGTTTTTCAGCAATCCAACATCCTTTTAAACCAGAGATAGCTGAGAGAAGGAAAAAAATATTTTGTCAACGCTATGTGAATGGCCTGAGCGTGTATCTTACAGCGCAAAGAAACCATATTAGTGAGGACTTAGTATCGCAAGAATCCAGCAAAGCAATCGTTCAATTCGCTTCTGCGTTGGAATTGCTAGAATTTCGGTGAAATTCGGTTTTTCATCGGGTAAACTTCGGGTTTTTGTACGGTAAATGTACTGATAACATGCTGATAAACCGTGTTATTATGTTAATGTCGAAAGATAAAGAGATGTGGTTGATGGGCTACTCACAAACTAACTCATAAACCGAAAGGGGGCTAATCCCTCATCGCTTTGATTCAATGACGGATATAAAAGACAGCACAATTTTTTGGAGCGAGGTGAATCACCTCATTTCGAAATTCGCTAGTGCTGTCTTTTTGTTATTGCTTTCATCATATATAATTATTATTATTGTATAGAATGGAGGTGAACAAACTAATGACAGAAGAATTTAAGGAGATGAAAAAACAACTAGGTATATCTTCAGCACAAGAAAAAAGATTATATAATTTTTTTGAAGAAACAAGAGCTACCATTGCTAGCGGTGGTAGGGTAGCTGCAATTGCTTATGAACAAAAGTTTTATGACATCATGAATTCTGTGAGTAAACATCATAGCGAACCCGAATACTTCTTATTTGAATGTGCTAAAGAGAGGAGGTATGAGGATTTGTATGTTCATTTCTATAAAGGAATGGCTAAACATAATCAAAGAATTGAACAGTATGGATTCAGTTAGAAATTGAGTTGTTGTTGAAAAGGAGGAGTGTTTATGCAGTACTATGGTGAAGGAACTTCTGAGAAGGATGCTATATACAATTGTGTTCAAAATATTGAGCGTGATGACCATGATTTAGTATATATGATAGAAAATATTATAACTTATCAGAATGCTGATGGAACTTGGATAGCACATTACGATTCATCGAAATATTATTAGTTATAAAGCTTCGCGAATAAAAGCATAGTCTTTTCTCATAAGATTACCTATAAGCATCAGTTGTTTACTGATAAGTATTTGATAGGGTTCAATGACACACAAGAGACCATTAAATACGATATAGAGATTTGACAGCTAATTCTTAACTCGTTGAAAATTGAAGCTCCTTGTAATTAATTTTGTGTGTCTTCGAATAGACTACTTGTATAATCTTTGGTGTTTCCTAATTAACAGTTTTTCGAGTCTGTTTTTTGATTTTGTGGCAACGTTATAGTCTTTAGGGTAAAATATCATTAAAATAAATTATAGGAGTGAATTAGATGAATTACCCTATTATTAATCCTGACATTTGGATTCCAGTTGGATTTGATGTATACAGACAAACAATATCAACACAAAAATATACTTGCGGATATTGTGTTCGTGATGTTGGAGTGCAAAAAGGACTACAAGGCTACACAAACGACGGAGAGATTATCTTTGCATTAGTCTGTTCGAATTGTGGTTGTATTTCAATGATAAGTGAAAATGGTTTTCAATTACCTGGGTCCCTATATGGAAAGGACATCGATAATTTACCTCAAGAAATTAAGCACTTATACAATGAGGCTAGAGAATGTTTTAAAGCTGGAGCATATACAGGTGTGGTATTACTTGCTAGAAAGTGTTTAGCAAATGTTGCAATTTACTTCGGTGCAGAAGATGGACAGAAGTTTATTATCTACGTTGACTATTTAACTAATAATGGATATATTGCTCCAAAAAGTAAAAAATGGGTGGATGAAATTAGAAAAGAAGGTAATTCCGCAAATCATAATAAAGAATCAAAAAATAAAGAAGAGGCAACGAAAATTTTACGGTTTCTCGAGATGCTTCTTTTGATTAATTTTGAATTCAATGATTTAGAATTGGAATGAAGCAAGTTAAGACCTCATGTGAGGTCTTTTTTAATACATGGAATTACAAAACAACACAGATCGTGAGGTGGTGAAGGTTGAATGCCTAGACAAAGAAATCCGTTGCGGGATGAAGCGTATCACATTTGGATAGAATCAAATAAAACAAAGCCGCTCAAAGATATCGCTAATATATTGGGTGTGTCTGCATCGACTGTTCGAAAGTGGAAGTCGGAAGATAAATGGAGCGATGAAACGAAACGGAGCGCTCCGAATGAAACAGAGCGTTACGAATCAATGCGTGGGAATCAGAACGCAAAAGAAAATAGAGGTGGCGCACCGCCAAATAATAAAAATGCAGTAACTCACGGGTTGTTTGCGAACTGGCTACCAGAAGATACTCGGCAACTTGTTCAAGAAATTTATTCAAGTGATCCGGCCGACATTATTTGGAATAATATCATGATCCAGTATGCTGGAATCATCCGCTCTCAAAAAATCATGTTTGTTTCAGATCAGCACGACTTATCAAAAGAAGAATCTGGGTGGTCATCCGGGGAAGGCGGCAGCAGTTCAACGATGCAAGTTCAATATGCATGGGACAAGCAAGCGAATTTCTTGAAGTCCCAATCACGGGCGATGATGACTTTGTCGAACCTCATCAAGCAATTTGTCTCATTGGCTGATGAACAAGACGAGCGCCGTAAGAAACTGAATCTTATGGATGCGCAAATTCGCAAAGTTCATTCCGAGGCGGATATTATTGAAAATAAGGCATCAAAACTTGTGTTAAATGAAAAAGAACAGAGTAAAGTGCAAGGTCTCATTGATATTGGCCAAGCACTTATTGGTCCAATAGAAGAAGATGAGGAGAGTGAAACCGATGAATCAGTTGGAACTATCGACTAAGCAACAAGAGAATATTTTCCAATCACTCAAAGGGATTCGGATGGAACTAAATGAGGGAACAATTCGTTCTGGCAAGACCATGTCAGATGCACAAAAAATGGCGTTGATCTATGCTGGGCATCCAGATACGAATCATCTTGTACTCGCTTATAACCAGGAACAGGCCTACCGAATGTTTATGGATTGCGAAGGGTTTGGACTTGAACATATCTTTGCCAGCTGTGCTGAAATTAGGCACGATGAGCATGGTGATCACTTATGGATCAATCTCCCGACAGGAGAAAAGCGAATTTACTACAAAGGCGGCGGGAAAGTGAATGCTGTCGGTGCTATCACTGGGATGTCTTTTGGTACGGTCACTTTTTTAGAGTTTAATCTTCTGAATAAGGCGGTTATCGAAGAAGCTTTTCGCCGGACCAAGGCTTCTAGTTTTCGTTACCATCTTGCAGAACAAAACCCACCGGCTCCAAATCATCCGAATCTTGAAACACTGAAGCCGTTCATTGAAACTGGTTCTTACAAGTTTCGGCATTGGCGGCCACAAGATAATCCTATTTTAACGAAACGATCATTAAAAGAATGGGAAGCAGAGTGTAAGGTCTCTGACTATCTATACAAACGAGATTGGTTAGGCAATCGAGTGATGCCCGAAGGCGTGATCTATTCAATGTTTAATGAAGATACCCATATGACAAAAGAAATCATAGGCAAGGCTGTAGAAGTGTTCTTCAGTGCCGATGGTGGTCAAAGCGATGCGACAACTTGTTCGTTAAACCTCGTTACATGGAAAGATGGAAAATACTATCTCTATCGAATGGCCAACTTTTATCATAGCGGCGCTGATACTGGTGTCACAAAAGCAATGAGTGAGTACGCCAAGGAAATTAAGAAGTTCAAAGAATGGTGCTATAAAGAGTGGTCGTGGCTGCCAAAGCATTCGAAATTTTTTGTCGATCCGGCCTGTAAGTCGTTGAGTGAGGAATTACGTGTTTTGGGTATTGTCACTACAAAAGCAGATAACAATTCAAAAGATAAAGTAACGAGTAACGGCACCAAAATTGAAATAGGGATTGAACGCATGCAAAGCGCCTTTTCTAAAGGACGCTTTTTTCTTTACGATCATGAAGGCAAATATGGCCATTATTATTTTATCAAGGAGTTAGGGATGTATGTCCGTAATGATAATGGCTATCCAGTTGATAAAAACAACCATGCTCTTGATGAATGTCGCTACGCAATCAATTACTTTACGAAACGTTATGTTCTCTAATAGGAGGTGGTCCAGTGTCATTTTGGCAAACAATAAAAAGAGTCTTTGGAAAGGGGGCGGTTGTGATGGGTGCGAAAAAAGAGCTACAGAGTATTTTAGATCATCCCAAGATTCAAATGAGTCGTGAAGAGTACGATCGTATTCAAAATAGCTTACTCTATTACCAAGGATACGCACATTGTGATTCAGATAAACGTGCAAAAGCGAATATCAACATGGCCCGTAAAGTCGCTTCTGAGTATGCGAAGGTAATGTTCAATGAACAGGCAGAGATTACGATTGGAAAAGATGAAAAATCTAACAAATATGATGAAGCCAGTACGTGGATACAATCTATATTTCAACAGAATGACTTCAAACGAAATCTTAGCAAGTACCTTGAGCCAGCGATGGCACTTGGCGGTTTGGTAGTTCGCCCTTATTTTAATGACCAATCAGGAAAAATTGAGTTCTCGTGGGCGCTACCGGATGCATTCTACCCGCTAGAGAGTAGTACCAATAAAATCAGTCAGTGTGCGATTGCGTTTAAGACAACCAAAGTAGAAGGCTCTAAAACATTTTTTTACACACTTCTCGAGTTTCATGAGTGGATTGACGGCGAGTATTGGGTACTCAATGAACTTTATGAAAGCGAGAAGCATCATGTTTTAGGAAGGCAAGTGTCTTTGGACACTTTGGATCAATATGCCGAGTTGGATCCATCGAGGCGAGGGGAAGAAATTGAACGCCCGATTTTCTCTTATTTTAAAACAGCCGGTTTTAATAATATACACCCTTATTCTCCACTGGGCGTTGGTGTTTATGATAACTGCAAACAGACGCTTGATCGATTAAACATAGCTTTGGATGCATTTGATCATGAAATTGACGTTGGAAAGAGAAGAGCAGCTTTCCCTGAATCGATGCTTAACGGAGTTCCTGATAAAGGTACTGGTGAAATTAGATTAACCTTTGATAAAAATGACGACTTCTATGTTATTGTTCCTGGCACCAATCCTGATGAATTTAAAATCACAGATCTAACTCAAGATATTCGAACGGAACAGTATATCGGGGCAATCAATCATCGCCTGCGACTTCTAGAAATGGAAGTAGGACTTTCAACCGGAACCTTCGTCTTTGATGGCCAAGGCATCCGATCAACCAACAAGACCGCAACTGAGGTAATAAGTGAAAACTCGCAAACGTATCAATCTAGGAACCAGCAAACAACTGAACTTGAAGAGTTTATTCGGGATGTTGTGCTAGCGTTGTGCGAGCTTGGGCGAGCAACAGAAGTGGATGGGAAACCTCTATTTGATGGAGAAGCTCCTACGCGGGAAGAAATAGGGGTAAATTTTGACGACGGAATTTTCTTAGATAAGAAATCCGAGTCAGATTATTATCGAGAGTTGAAAAACGACGGATTGATCCCAGGGTGGTTAGCTATCTCGAAAATAATGAAATTGCCAGAAAACATTGCACGAAAAATCTATATTCAAGCTCAGTTGGATGTTGTCGATGAAACGACTGGGAAGGTAAGAGATTCTGGATTTGAGGACTTCGAGGAGTGATTGAATGACAATTAATCCGAAGCAATTAGAGATTGAAGCTGCCTACGTCCAAGATGCCTATATGGCCATGGAAGACGAGGTCATGAAGATGCTTGTCCGTCAGTTAAATAAGCCAACCAAAACGCGGCTCACAGAAGACAATGCGTTTCGGTGGAAGATTGAAAAGATGCAGCAATTAAATTTGTTGAATCAGCAATCGCTGCAGCAACTGGTCAACGAAACAAGTCAGTATTCTTATAATCAACTACGAAAGATCATCGTGGACATGGGTTTTGAAGTCGTTTCTGACTTGGACAAGAATTTGTCTAAGCAAACAGGAAAAGAACCGCCTCCAAGGACTGAAATCGATAATGTGATGGAGTCATATTTCAACCAACAGTGGCGTGATCTCGACAACCATGTCAATCAAACACTGATCGACACCAATTATCCTAACAATCCGCTGGCTAAGATGTATCAGCGAGTTCTCAACGATACAGTGGCTAAAATCATTGGCGGCGCTAAAACGCCACAGCAGGCGCTTAGAGAATCAATCTATGCGATGGTGGAAAAAGGTGTGATGACGACCTTTGTCGACAAGGCAGGGCGTGAATGGAGCCTTGAGCGCTATGTTCGGATGGTTTTAAAAGCAACCACTCACCGTGTCTATCAGGATCTGCGACTTAAGCGAGGCTTAGAGCATGGCATTGTTACTGCGTTAATGAGTAGCCATATGGCTGCACGACCACACTGTGCGCATATCCAAGGGGGATGGGTGCTAATTGTTCGTACAGAAGATGCACCGGAAGAATTACGGCACATTCCATCCATCTATGATCATGGATACGGTGAGCCTGATGGCGCACAAGGGATTAACTGCAGGCATCGGCTGTACATTCAAATCTATGATCCGAATCTTGATGTTCACATGAATCAATATGATCCAAAGGAAGCGATTGACAATGCGGATTTAGTTGCCAAACAACGACGTATGGAAGTCGCTATTCGTCGTGCCAAAAGGCAACTGAATGCCGCAATAACGATTGACAATAAAGAAGATATTCAGCATTTCAAACAGCTGATCAGACGACGACAAGGAGCGTTGAGAGCATTTATCAATGAACATGATCAATTGTTACGCCGAGATTATTCAAGAGAACAAGTCTATACCTAAACTCCAAAACCGAAAGTTAGTTGTGGAAGCTAATCATCTGTATGTGTTTTTTGAAAGTATTAATTGCAATGCTTCTTCTGAATCATCCAATCCGTGCCAAGTTACAAATCCTTTTGATAAGGAAAAAATGTATATTTTATCAGTCTTATTTATCTTGCTAACAAGCTGGCTCTTTAGGTCATTTACTCTAAGAGACGTAGCAATGATGAAACTCATTTTAGTTATGGCGAAATAATCGTCCCCGAAAGAATCCAAATAATTATATAGACTCTCATAATTTTGTTTATCATCTAATACTAAAGAAATGTTGTAGACATAGGTAATCATAGTCTCACCGTCCTTTTTTCACTATACCTAAATGATATACGAAAATAAATAAAAGTTAAATAAAAAAATATACTGTGAATTGAAGTCATCATAGCGATGGCTATTTATTTTGCCTTCTTACTGCTTACAGGCGTTAAAGAGAAAGCTGTTTCGGGTGATGGACGTAACCATCAAATTTATCGGGTTGTGGCGTAACCACTAGGAGGTCACTATGAAAGAATTTTTTAAGCCAATGAAGACGAACTTGCAGTTTTTTGCTGACCCAGAGTCTGATTCTGCTCGTGATGAGCAAGATGAATTTGTTGAAGATCAAACTCAAACTGAGGAAGAAGCAGAAACTAAGGAAAAAGAATCGTCCCCTAAGAAGTATTCTCGTGATGATGTTGGCAAAATGGTTGCTGCAGAAACCAAGAAAGCCGTGGAGAAAGCGAAGCAGGAATGGGAGAAAAGTATTCCTAATGATGCTGAGGAAAAAGAACCCTCAGACCAGTATCAGAGTGAAAAATCAGCCAAAGAAAAACTTGCTCAAAAAGAGGCAGAGCTAGCTCAAAAAGAAATTCGTTTAGAATATCGCGAGAAAGCGCAAGAAGAAGGACTGCCCGTGAAGATCATTGATTTGATTGATTGCAGCGACGCTGAAAAAGCAGAGGCATCATTTAAATTGGCGAAAGAGATTTTAGGAGAAACAACCTCAAATAAAAAGAAAAAGCAGTTTGTCAGTGGTGGGAATCCTCAATCAGGAAACCCAGATCAATTAGACCCGTTTTTAGCGGGATTAAAAGGAAAATAGGAGGAATTTTTAAATGACAGTTACAGTTCAGAACTATGCAGAGAAATGGCAGAAAGAGTTAGATCAAACCTTGCAACAAGAATCATTAACAGCGGAGCTTGAAACACCTGAGGTAAATTGGTTAGATGCGAAGACGTTCCGTGTCCCTCATATCAAGACATCAGGATACCAGAACCATAATCGTGAGAAAAAAGGGTTCAATTCTGGGAAAATTACCGTTGAGGATGTCCCTTATACGTTGGGCTTTGACCGAGATATTGAATTCTATGTAGATAAAGCGGATGTTGATGAAACGAATCAGGCTGCTTCAGCTGGAAATATTACTCGTGTCTTCTCAAAGGAAAATGCTACGCCAGAGATGGATGCTTATCGTTTTTCTAAATTGGCTGCATATGCCGAAGAAGATGGACTTTCGCAAGACGAAAAAATCACAAAAGAAAATGTTGTTGAAACTTTAAAAGCATCCATTTTGAAAAGCCGCCGTTATGGTACTCAAAATTTGATTCTTTATGTATCTTCTCAGGTGATGGACTGCTTAGAGCAATCGCCTGACTTCACAAGAACTATTAGCGTAGATTCTGCAGGCACGCAAATCGAAACTCGTGTCACCAGCTTAGATGGTGTTCGTATTAAAGAAGTTTGGGCAGAAGAACGATTCTATGAATCTTTTGATTTTACTGAAGGGTTTGTTCCTAAGGCAGATTCTAGAAAATTAAATTATCTGTTAGTTGCGAAACCTGCGGTGATTGCAAAAGCGAAATTCGCTAGTGTTTATTTGTTCGCACCAGGTCAAGTAGGGCAAGGGGATGGTTGGTTGTACCAAAACCGAATATACCATGACTTGTTCAAGATGAAGCATCAAGAAAGTGCTGTTATTGCATCTACCTTAGCAAAGTAGATGCCCCGGAAGAACCGGGGCGATCTGGCAATGACATGAAAGTCGATGAACTTAAAGCCGAGTTGGATCGCCTCGGCATCGAGTATCCAACTTCTGCCAAGAAACCAGAACTAATTGAGCTGTTAAAAGAGAGTGAATAACCACTCTCTTTTTTCATGGAGGTGAAACCATGGAGCGATTACGTAGAAAGCCGTTAAATGAAATCTTTGACGATCAAGAAAGCATAGAGCCATGTGGCTACTTATCTCTCAAAGAGTATAAACGCTTGGTAGACAAAGAAACGGAACTGACAGAAAAAGATTTTCGCAAGCTTCTGAGTAGAGCCAGTGCATTGTTAGACATCCAAACGAGACGTTTTTATCAACGTAATGATCTTGAGTCAGACATTCCGATGCGACGCAATGCCTTTAAGTTGGCTGTTGCCTATCAAATCGAGTACATGCATGAAGCAGATGCCACTACCACGTTTGGCATGCAAGAGCCTGACAGTTGGTCCATCGGACGCATGAGTGCTTCTAAGAGTAAAGGTGGTTCATCATCCACAAATGAAACGCCTTTGCTTTCTGGGGACGCCATGATGCAATTGTCAGGAACCGGGCTGTTATATCGTGGGGTGAGTCGATGAGAATGCCACCAAAACGATTCTTTCCCCATGCAATGATCTATCGGAAGAAAATTGGTGTAACCACAAGAGGCGAGTCAATTCTTGAGGAGGATCTCGCGATTGAGCATGTTCGCTTTGATGACACGGTTAAGTTTGAGCCACGCGACATCGATGGGAAAGTACAAACGCCCAATGCATTGATCTCTATGGTTAAGAAATATACTGGACCATTACCGGAGTTTTCGGTTGGGGATCAAATTGAACTCTTTGGAAAGAAGTACACTATCGCAAAAATCATTCCGTTGATTGGTGAATCACCTGATCCGTTTGGCTATGAAATTGAGGTGGTCTGATGTCTGGGATCAAGATTGATATTGAATTATCTGGTGTCCGCTCAAAGCTCAGTGAAGATAACTTGAGGCTTGGTCAATTGAACATGGCCAACCGGATGCTACAAACCATGAACGAAACTGTGGTGCCTTGGGATACCATGCATTTACGAGACACTGGTCACGTCTCTGGAGGTGGAAATCAGCTGATATTTGATGCACCGTATGCCGGCCCTCAGTACTATGGCGGTCGGAAACATCCGGTAACTGGTGTTTGGATCCCATTTGTCAATAAACAACCTGGCACCGGTCCATTTTGGGATGAAGCAGCGAAACCGTTATTCATGAGCGACTGGCTACAGGCATTTAAGATTGGAGCGAAACTATAATGGATTTTATTGATCGGCTGCAGGAAGTAGCCAGTAAAATCGATGTGCCGGTGATCATTCAAGCCATCGATCAGGAGGAGTCAATCCGGTTGGCACCTTTACCGGGAGGACGTACAGCGAAATCGTACATGAATGGCGACAAGGTCAAGGAATTACCTTTTGAATTCCGATTTAAAACGAAAAGTTTTTCTGGCGATCGAATTATTTATCAATTGTCAGAGATCTTAGAAAATGTGACATCTATCCCATCTGAAAATGGTTCTTATCAATTCATGGCGTTGACGATTGCCAATGAACCTTTTTTACTTGGACAAGATGATCAAAAATTCTTTTATTATCGCTTAGTTGTACAAGCAAAACTTTATATCAAAAAACGAAAACAGGAGAGTGAAGACTAAATGAAAAATGTAAACAGCGAGCGTGGCCATTTTATTGCGCCATTTACGAATGTAAATACGCCACCGACAGAATCGGCGTGGGTAGAATTGGCAGATGGGATTGAAGACATTTCGGACGCAAGTACGGAGGCTACGGAAGAAAAGTCTTACTACAATGGCGTGACAACAAACTTAGTTAACCGTGTATCTGGTGCATACAATGTCAGCGGAGATTACGATTCTGAAGATTCAGCGCAGAAAATTGTCGCAGATATGAAATACAAAACGGGTGTTGGACGAAAAGTTTGGCATCGAGTGGTAAGTGCCGACAAGACGAAACAATGGACTGGCCATGCGACAGTGACAGACATCGTGGCGGGATCTGGTGCAGCAGATACAACCGAGGACTTCTCTTGTACGATCACCTATGACGCAACACCAACTGAAGGTGTCCCGGGATCTGGGGGAAATAATGCAGATGCGGCGTTGAATTCGGCGCCAGTTAATGCCAAGCCAAATAAGAAAGAAGAAACCAAGTAAGAGGAGCGTCTAGCGCTTCTCTTTTTTACATATAAACGAATGGAGGAAACAAACATGGTAAAAATCCCAGTAAAAACAACCCAACTGCCGATTGAAATTGGCGAACATACATTTTACATCGACACATCGGAAAAAGGTGCAGAGGCATTTTGGAAATTGGTTGCAGGATATGCGGAAAAGTCCTCCAAAATCACGAAAAAGTTAGAGAAAGAACAGATAAAACCAGAAACAGCCAAAAAGAATGCACACGAAGCATTAGAAAAAGTGATCGATGATCTTTTAGGTCCCGGCGCATTTGACAAGTTGTTTGAGCTTTCCCCTGACTATACATTGATCTCTGAGTACTATATGGAGATTTGTTCAGCAATCGGAGAAGAAATCGGTGGTCGAAAAAAACAATTCTTCGATAAAGTGCAACACTACTTAGAAGGTTAAATCGATGAAATTACAGTATCGATTAGAAGACACGGTGGAAATCGAAGGTGTAAGTTATCCGATCGATCTTTCTTTCGATACGGTACTTCGCCTTTTCGATTTATTAAAAGACCCGGGACTATCGGAGCCGGAAAAAATCCTTTTAGGCATCAATCTTTTGTTAGGTGTTTCATTTTTATATGACATCGAAACGCAAAATACGATTTTTTTGTCGATCTTGGAGACGTTTGATATTTGGGAAAAGCCGAAACCACGATACGACAAGAAAGGCAACAAATTAAAACCAAAAATGAAAGAGATTGCGGATCAGCATTTCTCTTTTGATTACGATGCGCCAAATATCTTCGCAGCCTTTTACCAAGCGTACGGAATCGATCTGTTTGATCAGCGAGGAAAAATGAGGTGGGAGAAATTTATTGCTTTGTTTGGCGGATTGCCGGATGAAACAAGATTCCGCCAAATCGTATCCATTCGGACGAAAAAAATGCCAACAGGAAAAGGGAACAAAGAAGCAAAGGATGAGCTTCGGAAATTGAAGAAACTCTATGCACTACCGAAAGAAGGTGAAGAAGATGAGCAGAAGTGATGGCAAGGTAACGATCGACATTATTGTCAATGGGAAACAAGTCACGAAAGAAATCGACACAGTCGAACAAGGTTTTTCCCGACTAGGTAAAAATGCCGATGATGTGATGAAAAAAGTCGGTTCTGATATGGGAACAAACACCGAATCAGGCGCCAAATCCGCTAATAAAGCGGTGGATTCGGTGGAAAAGACGGTTTCAGATCTAGGTAAGACGACTGAATCATCAACGTCCAAAGCAGGTAAATCAATCGGCGATAACTTTGATTCGGGATCTAAGGGAGCTAATCAAGCGACTGATAGTGTGGCCAAGACTGTTGCAGATCTAGCATCATCTGTCGAATCTTCTGCACCACTTATGGGGCGTAGCATAAGTGAAACCTTCTTAAGTGCTGCTAAAGATTCAGAAGCATCTACGTACAAGATATCAAATGCGACAGGAGAAATGAGCGGAGCTGTTGAAGCCCATGCAACCCGAGCATCCAATTCAATAGCCAAAGGGTTTGAATCAGGAGCAAAAGATGCAAACAATTCCACAGATGGGATTACTAAGTCTGTATCGAATATGGTTGGTTCAGTAGAAATAGCTATGCCAGGACTCGGTGGTGCAATCAGCGAGCCGTTTATTATAGGGTCGAAACATGCCACCGCATCAATGGATGCGATCAAACAATCCTCTGCTAAAATGGTGCCAGAAGTAAATCTGGCGGCAACAGCAGCTGGAAATAGCTTGTCTCGACACCTAGAGGCTGTTGGGAAAGATGGCGCACGATCGATTGCAGATGCAGTTGCTATCATGAAAAAGGATCTGGGAGATCTCGGAGATAGTGCGGAACAGGTAGGAAATCAAACAGGCAATGCCTTTCATATTCCAGAACCGAAGGCGCAAAAACTAACCGGAACGATCGGACAATTAAGTGCCGCAATGCTGTTAACGAAAGGTGCTACAGCAGCATTGTCTATGGCTAAAGGGTCATTGGACAGTGCTTTTGGTCGTATTGATACACTGAACAACTTCGAGAACACCATGACGCGATTGACTGGCAGCTCAGAAGAAGCGGCTGAGGGCATGGAAGGTGTGCGAGATGCGGTAGTTGGCACAAACTATATGCTTGATAGTGCAGCACAGACAGTCCAACGATTGGTCTTACAAAATAAAGACCTTGAGAAGTCAACAGAAAGTTATAAAGTCTGGGGCGATGCCGTCGCTTTCTATGGTGATGGATCCGCCGATGCAATGGATAACGTCATGGATGCGATGATTCAGATGCGTGCTACTGGTACCGTCAATATGGCACAGATGGACCGTATGGTGCGTCGTGGTGTTGATCCGTGGGAAATCTATGCCGATGCGACCGGACGCAGTGTGGCGGATGTCAGAGATGCTATGCGCGATGGAGAAATGAGTGCTGGAGAATTCTTTGATGCTGTAGAGCATGCCATGCGTGAAGGGGGCAACGAACTAGCTTCTATTACAGGGATGGCTCAACAAGCAGGGGATACATGGAAAGGTTCATTTGCGAATATGGCTACAGCCACTGCACGTGGAACCGCCAGTATTATTGAATCTATGGATGACGCATTTTCCGAGACACGTTTTGGCTCAATGAAAGAAAATGTCCAAGGATTTGGGAAAACTTTCGAGGGTGTATTAAACGGTGTAGCTGGCGTGATTCCACCTGTTGTCTCAGCAATTGACACGATGGTTGGTGGGATTATTGACCTTAAAGAATCATCGGTAATACTGGCGCCAGCGATTATTGGCGTAACCACTGCAATCACAGGTTATATGGTCATTAAGAAAGCAGAATTGTACACTCGTGGCTTTATCGCTTCAATTAAAACCTTAACTGGTGCTAAAACAGCTGCAGCGGCAGTTACAAAGGCAATGACCGTAGCTGAGAAATCACATCTTAGTGCTGCTGCTCAGACAAAAGCAATGACTGCAGGGTCAACAGCAGCTACTAAAATGCACACTATTGCAATGAAGGCTAAAGCGATTGCGGCAGCTGCATTGAAAATGGCAACCAGTGGTGTCGGATTAGCCATGGGAGCTGCAGCTGCTATAGGGGCTGTTTTATTCAAGCGTTGGAACGACAACCGTAAAGCGGCAAAAGAGTTAGCAAGTGAAATTGATAATCTAGGTGAAGAGTTTGACAGCCTTAACGATACTTCTGAATCAAATGCCAAAGCTTTTGAAGCACAAGGAAAAGTTATTGATTCAAATACCGAAAGGAACAAAGACCTAGCTGCAGAGTTAGAACGATTGACCGCAATAGAAGGAAAGTCAGCTGCTGAAAAGCAATTGATGGCCGACACCGTCGAAGAGTTAAATAGTTCAGTTGCTGGGTTGAATCTTGCCTATGATGAAGAATCGGGCCTGTTAAATGCCACAACCGAAGAAATTCAAAAACGCATTGAGGCTTCTAAAGGGATGGAAGAAGTCAATAGTCTGGTGGAACGTCAAAACCAATTGACACAAGAAGCTGCTGAATATGAGACGACCCTTAAGGAAGTTGCGAAAGAGCGAGCAATGCTTGAATATGATGCTGCTGTCTCAGGAGTTGACGGAAAAAAAGCTGTTCAGGAATCCCTAGCAGAATTGGATGCTAAAGAAGCAGAGGCTATGGAGAATCTCGAAGGTATTTATGCCGAAAAAGACCGACTTTCGGATGAAGAGCAAGCAAAAAGGCAAGAAACATCTGAGGCTACCGCGGCAGCAAACGAAATGATGATTGTTTCTTATGCGAATTTGAGTGACAGCCAAAAGGCAGTTGTTGATGAATTAAACAGCCAGTTGGATAGTTTCCAAAAGAAAAACGAGGATGTCTTTAAAGATGTCCCAGAAGCAGTAGAGTACGGCATGGGACAGGCTAGACAACACCTGAAAGATCACCTCAAATATCAAGCCGAACACGCCGACAATATGGAGAAATTGTGGGCTAGGGCCGGGGATGGTATGGATACAGGCTTGCTTGAGAAGATGGCAGAAGGCACGCCGGAGATGCGTGCTTTGGCTGCAGATATGGTCAATGCTTCTGAAGAGGAAATGTCGAAATTGTTAGAGGAATACGCCAAAATTGGTGAAAATGCACCGAAACAATTCGCCAAAACCCATGGCCTTGGGGAAGAAGATGTACGACTCGCTTCAAGGGAGTTAGCCAATGTATCTGTGGGTACTCTTCGGGATGAATTGGATAAAGCGGATTTGACTTCCGTTGGCAAAAAAATTCCTGAAGAAACTGCAGAAGGAATGGCTGAAGGTGAAGACCAAGTTGTAGAAGCAGCTGAGAATATCGCACAAGTTCCGGGTCAAGTGATTGAAGAAACGATTGCTGAAACTAACTACGCGGAACTCACTGATCCACTTGCAAAAGGAACCTCAGATGGCATTTTGGCAGGGATCCAACCTGTGGGAGATGCATCGAAAGAACTAGCTGAAACGCCTGAGAAATTATTTGGTGAAGTGATCGATCAAGATGTTTTTGTCGCTCACGGTGAGACACCGGGTAAAGGATACGTGGAAGGCATTGATCGAAGTAATGAAGCTGTTCAGGCAAGTGCCGCCGAATTATCAGGTGTGCCACGCGAAGTCTTTGAAAAAGAAATGGATCCAGAAACGTTTAAAGGATTCGGCGTAAATATTGGGGAAGGTGCAGCTGGAGGTATTGATCAATCCGCACCGCAAGTCGAAAATGCCACAAAAAATATGGCTGAATTGGCAAATAAAACCTTCCGTAAGGTTAATGATATCAATTCGCCCTCCGGAACCTACAGGGAATACGGCGGCAACATTACAGATGGACTAGCACAAGGAATCAACCAGAATAGTAAGGGTCCCGAACAGGCAATCACACAGCTAGCTAAAAAATTGATGTCTTTATTAGATAAAGAACTCAATGCCAATCAGATGGGCAACCAGATTGGTAAGCCGATGATGCAGGGGATCGCTCGAGGGATTGATCAGAATTCTTCCAAAGTATTGACATCGATTGCCAAAATGACAGATGAAATGGTTAAGCAGTCCAAAAAGGCTGCAGAAGACGTCGTCAAGGAATTTGAAAAGATGGATCATGATGTCGATCGAACCTTGCAGAACATGCCAAGGATCGCCGCAGCCACTATGCGTGAATCAAATCAAGCCTACCGTGAGGGTATGCGAGATGCAAACGACACAATCCGTGAAGGTGCTCAACGCATGCCAGATCAAATGAGTCATTTACCTGATCAGTTTTATCGCATCGGACAAAATTCTATGATCGGTTTAAATAACGGCTTGGTAGCTGGTCAAGCACAAGTGTTGAATACTGCAGCTACCATTGCCAATCAAGTAGCCCAAACGATGAAACAAGCACTGGATATCAATAGCCCTTCTAGAGTAATGGAGATGGACGTGGGACGTCAGGTGTCTGCTGGTATCGGAATAGGGATTGAACGATTTAAGAATCTAGCACTTGACCCTATTAAAAAGTTAAGCGAGCAACTTGTTTTGCCGAATATCCAAGCTGAGTCGGTGGCCATTGCCGGTAACGCAGGCTTCGGCTTGTCGTTGCCAGCGGTTAAGAGTGAATCGACAACAACCAACCAAACGATCCATAACTCGCCACGTGTGGAAGTCCATGTACATGATGTCAATATTCATGATAATCGAGATGTGGCGGAATTATCACAAGATATTGCCCAACAAACGGCAGATGAATTTAGGAGGTCATTAGAATGACAAATGAACCGTATTTTGAATTTAATGGCCATAAGTCGATCGATAAGAATCTTTATTTACTCAATGAGATGGAGTTGACGATTCCCGAGTCTGATCTACGTTTTGATGAGGTCGATGGCCGACAAGGCGCGATCATTTACGACAATGAACGAGAAAAAGACATTATCAAGACATTTCCCATGGAACTTAGAAAAGAAGAAGGCAAGTCGCTTTTCCAACAAGTCAGAGAGATCACTCACTGGCTCAAGGAACCCAAGCGATACAGTCGGCTTCTTTTTTCTGAGGATCCGGAATACTTCTATGAGGGCATCTTTCACTCGCAAGTTCGAATTCTCGATCGCTGGCGTGATCACTTTGACGTGGCGTTGCCTTTTCGATGCAGGCCAGTAATGTTTCGGCTTGATGGCCAAACTGCAACTGCCCACGTGTCTGGTCGAACCTTGGAGAACCCCGAACCAATTGAATCATTGCCGTTGATCCAATTTAGATATAGCGGTACGGCAGATGCAACACTGACGATCAATGGACGCCAGTTCCGTATTTTAAGAGCTGCCGGAGCTGGGGTGATTACGATTGACAGCGAGCTAGGAACGGCTTATCGGGATGGAATAGCGAATATATCCAATGCGGTCCTGATGCAAAGTGATGGCTACCATGTGCCACAGTTGCGACCAGGTAATAATGCTATTTCGTTTACGGCTCAAATCACACAAATGACTATTACGCCAAGATGGAGGGTGACTGCAATATGAGTGTGCCAATTCTTTACAATGAATCGAATAACAATTACAGCACGCTTGGCTTGGGTCTCTTAAAAGAAGCAAGCAATGTTTTTGCGACACGAAAACGGAATAATTTTCCTTTTCTAGAGTTTACCTATCCAGTTTTCGGTGTTCTTTTTTCTCAGCTTGAGAAAGGGAAAAAAGTTGTGGTCGATGTAGGACCGGGCACAAGATCAAAGCGACAACGATTTGAAATCGTGCGGATCACCAAACCACAAAATGGACTCGTGTCGGTCTACTGTGAGCATATTACATTAATCACTGAAAAAACAGCACTCAATAAAGGACAGAAGCACACCGCACTTTCAGCGCAAGAGGCGTTGAACCAGTGGCGTGCTCTTTTAGTTCCTCAACGTGATTTCACCGTATTCACAGATCTGACGACGGTCACAGCAATGGACTTTTCCGAGGTTGGCCATTTTGAAAGCGCCGCTGAAGCTTTGGGCGGAAAAGAAGGTTCAATTCTTCAAAAGTACAATGGCGAATACATTTTCGACAATAATGAAATTCGCTTGATGCGAGAAGGCGGTAAAGAGACCGGGGTTGTTATTGCGTATGGTAAGAACTTGGTGGATCTCGTGCAAGAAGAGACGATCGAGAGCACTTATACATCGATTCGTCCTTATGCTCGAGCGAATGAAGAGGGGGCAAGTGAGTTAGTTCTTCCGGAAGTCATTATCGATGGTCCCCACGTCAATAATTTTCCGGAACGTCGGGTGCAGACGGTGGATCTAAGCAGTCGAAACCCTCAAACAGTCGCAGAACTTCGTCAGTTTGGTCAGTATTATATTTCAAGCAATCAGGTCGGGTTGCCTCGTGTGAATCTAAAAGTAAAGTTTGCGGATCTATACAGCGCAACTGGTGAAGAACAACATCGGCTGCTCGAGCAGTTAGAACTCTACGACACCGTCACCTTGGCTTTTAACAAGCTAGGTGTCAACGTTAATGCCAAGATCAATCAAACGGTTTGGAACGTGCTGTTAGATAAGTACGAATCCATTGAAATTGGCGATTCCAGAGCTACGCTAGGTTCTAACCAAAAAGAACAGGATCGCGATCGTGAGGAACAAATCAGTCGACCACCAATTATTGGACCCGGAAACATAGCAAACGTTCGACCTGGTACGATTACAAATCTAGTCGCCTATGGCGGTTTTAGTCAAGTACTGCTGCATTGGGATATGCAGGGGCTGATCGTTCGTGAGTATGAGATTTATGGATCCCAAGAAAAAGGATTTGTTCCGGGTCCAAGTAATTTACTTGAAAAAACAAACGTCAACGCGTATAGCCACGGAACAGAAACAAAATTGCAATGGTACTACCGAGTAAGGGCGGTCAACCATCATGATGTTGCTGGTCCTTTTAGTGCGGAAGTGTTTGGCCAAACGGCAAACACGAAAGATCTCGACGAGCTAGAAGGCATCTTGGACGATTTAAACAATCGGATTCTTCCGGAATTAGATGAACGTCTGACAGAAAACGATCAGGCACTTTATGATCTGAAGCAAAACATTTTGCCGGATCTTGAAGGACGTCTGAAAGGTCTTGAAGTCGAAATGGACATACTCACCACCGTAAAGTTACCGGGACTTGAGCAGAAATTACTTGATAACGAGCTTGCGTTGAATGAATTGAATAATGTTTCGCTACCTCTGCTGGATGAACGCTTAAAGTCTGCTGAACAAAATTTCCTTGATGCACAAAAGCGAATAGATGATGCGATGGCGGATATTCGAGAAGTTGAGGATCTGCTTTCTGACTGGCAGTGGCAAGACACGGTTGAAATTGACGGTGGGAAAATTCGAGCCAATACGATCCAAGCGTTGTCTATCATGGCCGGGAGTATTACCACTACACAGATTCAAGCAGGAAGCATCGTTGGTAATGATTTGGCCATTAACACCATTACAGCTAGAGAAATCAACGCACAAACGATCACTGCGAATGAAATTGCGACCAATGCAATCATTACAAGGCATATTGCAACTAATGCTGTTACTGCCAATGAGATTGCTGCACGAACAATCACAGCAACGGAAATCGCAGCAGGAACGATCACAGGAACCCAGATTGCGGCGGATACGATTCGAGGAAGTCATATCTTCGCTGGAACAATTACAGCAACAGAGATTTCTTCCGGAGCGATCACTGCAGTTAAAATTGCTTCAAATGCTGTGACAACAGTGAAGTTGGATGCTGAAGCTGTGACTGCAGCAAAAATTGCTGCTAACACAATCACAGCAGCGAAGATTGCAGCGAACACGATTACCGCAAACCAAATAGCCGCAAATGCAATCACTGCTGATCGAATTGCAACAAACGGTATCATTGCGCGCAATATTACGGCAGGATCGGTCGTCGCAGACAAATTGGCAACTGGATCAGTGACAGCAGTCAAAATAGCTGCTGGAGCCGTCACCGCTGATAAAATCGTCGCTCGAGCTGTGACTGCGGATAAATTAGCGACAAATGCCATTCAAGTTGGCTTTAACAACATGGGGAATAGCTTAAGGTTGACACCTACGACGTTGGCATTTTGGCAAAGCACCTCAGTGCGGTTTATGGAAATGACTGGTCTTCGTCTTGAATTTTTCACTGGTCAAAGCACACGTATTGGTGGTTTTGAGCGAAGCAGTATGAGTGGGCGGACTTGCGTCGCGTACTTTGCAAGAAACTCTTATAGCTTAGTGTTGGGACGAATAGTCAACTCCGCAGGAACGAGTGAACAAAGAATACCTGTGATGGAAATTCAAGGAAATAACGCTGCAATCCAGATGCACGCCAACATCAACATGAATAGATGGAGCATTACCAATCAATCCGATATCCGCTTGAAAGAAAACATCCAAGAAACTTCTGTTTCAGGCATAAAAGAAACAAAACGAATTCGCATGGTTGATTTTGATTGGAAACAAGACTATCGTCCAATTGACAAAGACACTCCGCCACCAACTACTCGTCAGTTTGGAATGATTGCCCAAGAGGTACCTTTCTTACAAGCAAACATTGATGGGGATAATCATTATTTGTCGATTGATATGAATAAACAAGTCAATCTTAATACGAAGACCAATCAAGAGTTGATCGCGATCGTTGAAAGCCAAGAACAGCGTATTCAAAAATTAGAACGAGAAATGGAGAAAATCGCATGAAGATTACCCTAAAGAATTATGAACTAAGTGCTGCTCTTTTATTTATTCAAGAAATGGCGTTGAAAGCTGCAGATAGCCGCCATCGGTCAAAGTTTAAAAGTTCATTGATTGAAGCAGTCAAAGGGCTACAGGAATCAGAATTAGAATTATATGAGTTGTATGGGGAAAAAGACTCTGAAGGTCAATTGATCATAAATGAAGAAAAAACTGGTTATGAAATTAAAGCGGAAAATCGCCAACAATTCTATCAAGAAATGAATGTTCTATTAGATGAAGAGGTCGTGATCAAGAGTGGGTTATACGCCAAAAATTTCGAGAAGTTTGGACAAGTACTTGCCAACTATGACGGTGTCATCTCAGGTAAGGAAGCCGATATTTACGACCGCCTAATGGACGAATTTGAGAAACAGGAGGAAAAACAAGATGTTAAAGACTAACAAAAGCACTAGTGTAAATGGACAGGTAATGATTGACGAAACGATGGTTGTTTATCTATCGGCTTCGATCGATGAAGATAAAGGTGTGTCAACGTCACCATCAATCAGTATCCAGGAGCCCGATTTATACCAAAAAAACAAAAAGACTTGCCGTGATGGAATTCAAGAATTTTTGAAAGAACTGTGGGCGTTAGAAGACAAAGCTTGAAGGAGGACGAACGATGGAAAATCTCTACGTAACCAGTGAGATCACGTTAAACAAAACGGCGGAAAAACGTTCTTCTCCAGTACCAACTAACACAGAGTTTTTCAGTTATGATCAACGAATCGCAAAAAAGACGATCAACTTTCAGTTTAAAGGAGAGCCGTTGGACCTATCAGAAGCCAATGTCATTTTGGGTTTTGACTTCGTGACTGCAGGTCAGTCAGTCATTTTTGAAAGTGCTGATGGCTCAATCAAAATTGAAGATCCTACAGCCGGAAAAGTAAATGTGATGTTACCAAATGACATTTATGCGTACTCCGGAGCAGTGATCATTTATGTCTTTGTCGAATTTTCCAATGGCCAATCATTAGATTATCCAGCATTTAGCACGGAGTTCCAAGAATCTTGGATTGATCAGGACCTAGAAGAAATGGCGCAGTTTTATGTGAAGCGTTTTGAAGATCTACGAGACCTAGTTTTGGAACAAGCCTCGGGGATCGATCACGATTTGATCGAATTTGAAAATCGAATTGAACAAATTGAATCTGACCTTGCAGCCTTTGATATAGATTCCCTAGCAAAGGAAATTGAAGAAGAGATTCGCAAAACAGTAGAAGGCAGGCTCAGTGATATCGAGAAACGACTTGAAGCTGCGGATTTTGTCACAGAAGAAAATGTTGATCAATCGCTAGAGAAGTTTATGTTTGGTGTTCCATTGGTCCGAGAACCACTGCTTGATTTAACTGGGAAAATTCGCGCAAGCTTTGTCGAAAATGTTCATAGAGCAGGGGGAGTCCTCACAACATCTTTACCAAGCAGCGCTGCTGGAGGGACAGAGATCACACAAGCGCAATACAATCGAATAGCTACGAATGATGGTCTTGATACCAGTATTAGCTCATCGACTGCAAATGGTCGAATGCAAGTTGTTTTTACATGGGACATTCTCGGTGATATGAAGCGACGGTTTCCTGAATTATTCACATTCTTTTCCCCGAAAACAGTACAAGAGGAATTGGCGGTAATTCAACCTTTTGTTAAAAATATTCAGTTCACAGCTTTTGCACATATCAATTCCAACACTTCATATCCGATCATTGGGTATCGAAGAATGCCTGATAACACAGGATTTAACTGGGAGGAAATGGCAAGCCACGAGAGTACTTTCAACGATCAACTTACTTTTCCAATCGAGTTGATAACAAATCCAGCAATACCAGCGCATGTGGGGAAAGCAGCCGTGGTATTACGAGGACCTGAGCGACAAGCAACTAATCAAAGTGCGATTCGGGTTGCCTATGCCAAAGTAGACTATACGGTGGCATTTAGTTTGGATAAGTTATTTATCCCTAAAACGATCAATCAGATGTCAAATCCAACTATTGATATGTTCAATCATTTAGCCCAGCGAGTAAACGAATTAGAAATGAAAGGATGATAAAAATGGACGGACACAAAGCAATCTATGACACAAGGAACTTACAAGATCTGCGGCCGCTATATACGCCGAAGGATCGCCCTGTATTTCATCCCTATACGGAAGTAGCACCACCGACTGATCCGCACGTGGTGGTTATTGGTTTTGATTTTAATCGCCAACGTTGGAATGTAGTGAGTGCTGCAACACCCGAAGAGGTCGAGGAGTTACAAGAAACGACGGATACTTTAGGACGATCAGTTGTACAGCTGACGTTACAAAATCTACAACTGTCACAACAAGTTAGAGAATTGACTCAAGGAGGGCAAGAGAATGCTTAATTTTGAGACGATTCAGGATTGGTACAATCGTGGATGGATGACAGAAGAGGATGTCAATCAGTTTCTAGCACTTGGTGCGATCACGAAGGAGCAGGCAAATACAATTTTAGAAGGAGGAGGGAAGTCTTAGGACTTCTCTTTTTCAATTTCGGAAAGTGAAGGTAATCGGTATGTTTTATTTTGTCAGTCTTTTTATAGGAGGAGATTTTATGGTTCATTTATTTGGAGGAAGTTTAGATGTCATTGATGTCTATTTGACCTTTGTCGTTATTGATTTGGTCGTAGGATATTTTAAAGCACTCAAGTCACATAGTTGGATGTCTGCGGTGAATTTAGAAGGACTGTTCACGAAATTCATTACATTTGCGACAATTTTCGCAGCTGCTTCTCTTGATAAAGTAGCGCCAATCATTGGGATCAGTTTACCAATCAACATTGCGCTTGTATGGACGATCTTACTTATTTTCTATGAGATTAGCAGCATTCTAGAAAATGCCTACGAGTCGGGGGTCAAGGTTGGTTTCTTACAAAAGTGGCTTGCGGTTTTTAAGGAAAGTGTACACAAAGAATCAACACCATCAGATTACGGCGATGGCCAAAGTGAAACGGAAAAAACCATTTATCAACACAAGGATCAGGATCAGTCGAATGACTGATCTTTTTCTATACAAAATTTAGGAGGAAAACACTATGACAAAGATTGTAGATTTACGAGGCGATTCAAGAATCATGGGACCAACGAACCCGAATCGATCAGTAGCAGGTATCACTAAAATTGCTCGTCACCATTCGGCAACAGCGACCGGTGATGTGTGGGCATTCCAAAATCACTGGCGAGGAACGCTTGGCTGGGGAACTGGTGGTTACCACGAGATTATCTTGCGTGATGGATCAATTCAATTAATCTATTGGGATAATGTCACAACGAACGGCGTGGGGAATCACAACAGTAAGACTTACCACATTTGTGTGGTGGGTAATGGCTCTTTTACTGCAGAACAAGAAAAAGCTTTTGATGAGCGGGCACGTGCAGCCATGCAGCGTTTTAATTTGAAAGTGGATGATGTTTTAGGTCATAATGAGTTCTCAGGACATGCGTCAAATAGTTGCCCAGGAATTAATATGACAACTGTCCGTAATCGATTACGAGGATCCGGAGGAGCTACACCAGCACCGAATCCAACTCCAAATCCTACTCCTAATTTGAAATCAAATGATACAATTGCCAATGAAGTAATTGCAGGTAAGTGGGGAAATGGTACCGAACGTGAGCGTCGCTTGCGTGAAGCTGGTTACAACCCTCAGACGATTCAAGCACTGGTTAATCAAAAGCTAGGGGCAAGCGCTCCTAAGCCGACACCAGCCCCTCAGCCTGCATTAAAACCAATCGGAACAATCGCACAAGAAGTTATCGATGGGAAGTGGGGAAATGGTGCTGACCGAGAGAAGCGCCTAAGAGCAGCGGGGTACAATCCGTCAACAGTTCAGGCAGAAGTCAATCGACGTTTAGGCGCTGGATCAGCACAACCTGCAGGAAAGACCGTTGATCAACTTGCGCGTGAAGTTATTCGTGGTGATTGGGGCAACGAGCCTCAGCGCTCACAACGCCTAAGAGCAGCAGGACACGATGCAGCAGCTGTACAACGTCGTGTGAATCAACTACTATAAGACAGAAAACCCTCTTACTCAGATTCGAGTAGGAGGATTTATTTCTCCCAATCAGCCATTGTCACAAGTTTACGAGCATGATAGAATAAGTTAACAAATAAAATATCTTTTTCATTTTTCTTTTGCCCACTTCACCCCAAAGAGTGGGTTTTTTTTATGATGGAGTAAAATATCAAATGTATTTGAATAAGAACTAATTAAAGAACATTAAGATGTTTGCGATAACATTTTCTTTATTGTACGATTATATTGTCACGTGCACAAAAAGAAGAGTACTAGGCTAGAAAGTTTGGGGAAGTTTCGGGGGAAGTCTTTCCAAGTTTACCTAGTACTCTTCTTTTTTATTTTATCATTAATAAATCATAATAGATATTATTGATCAGAATACCGTCTAATATTTTCGATAAAGTTCATTTGCCTATACTTGAGTAAGAGGAGTCTTGCTTGAACATGGTTTGCATGATTCCAGAAAATAAGGTAAGATGATTTTGCTAACACTTTTAATATTTTCTTTCTTAAAAAGCCCTGTCCTTAATCGGATAGGGCTTTTTTGCATATAAAAAAACAGCGGCATTTCAAACGCTGTTTAAATGAAGATATTTTTTTAAAATTTCTATTGGTATGTGATAACCTATTTATTTAACTGAGATCTAAACATAAAGTATCCAATGACTTCAAGTATTCCCATGGCAATTAGTGTATAGCCAAATACTTGTAGCAGGATCAATAAGCTTGCGAATGGATTAAATAGCAATAATGCACCACCTATAACAAGAATTACACTATAGATAATCCAAGCCACAGATTTGGTATTAAGACCTAGTACTAATTGAAAGGCCCCATTAGAAATAATGGATAAACCTAATAAGATTGGGAGAACAGATGCGATTGTATTCGCAAACAGAAGTACGACAAGGGCTAATACAAGTAAAAATATCCCACTAAATAGTCCTAATCCCCAGTGACCAGAGTCTTTTCTCGATTTAAAATCTTCGAGAATATTAATTAGTCCGATCAACGTTAAGTAACCAGCAAGTACATACCCAATAAAATTGAAGAAACCAGCTGGATTAATTGCAATAATTATTCCAAAAATTACATAAATAATAGCTCGAAGAATTGCGTGACTCTTAAAATTTCTTTTTAATATAACTAACATAATAGACACCTCTTTTTTTTCTCAATTTTACATTTTCTTAAGATAAAAAGCGAGTATTTAGGTAATTTAAAAAATATGAAATTAGCATATCATAGGTATTAATTTAAAAAATATGATAGCCTTGGGTCAGATGAAATATAGCGTAATAAAATTTGCAGGAGGTTCATCATGGATTATCATGTTTTAAGGAAAAATGATTCTAATTGGCTAGCGGCAGCCACGGAAATATACAATGCTGATTGGGAAGCTGCTAAGTACTTGGCAAAAAGAATGATAGGTGATGAGTTCAACGACTGGGAAGGAATTGTGTTAGCTGAATCTACAGATCAAATTGTCGGTTTTTGTTCATTTGTTAGTAAGGATATAGTTGATTTAATATATAGTCCATATATCGCAATAGTATATGTTGATCCGAATTTTAGGGGCAGCGGTATAAGTAAAGAGTTAGTGAAGATTGCGGAAAAACAATTGCTAAAAGTGGGATTTCAAAGTATATATATTGTTACACAACATGTAGGTCTATATGAAAAATGGGGCTATTCCCAAATTGAGGAAGCAGAGGATAAGTTCGGAAGAAGCATGAGAGTATTAGAAAAGAAGATTTAACATAATACCATAGATAGATGTATAAGGACAGGATTTTTTCATTCCGTTATCGCTAAATTTTCCGCTTAACCAACAAGGTGATTTTCTATAATATAGTACAAAAATATTACCTAGTTGGAACGGAAAAGCTTTTTGTTTGCACAAAATTCGAATAAAAAGTAAATTTAAATTACCCTTGGCTAACACTTTTTCATTTTTTAACCTTCTTTACAATGCCACTCCTTCCAGGGAGTGGTTATTTTTTGCGAAAAAAAGCACAGCATATTCTCATACGCCGTGCAGGTGGAACTATGCTCCGTCATCAATGTAATTATACACTAAACTATGGATTAGGAAAACAAACCTGCTTACCTAGCAATTACGATTGAGAAATATTAATAGGTTTGGACCTAGCAAAATATCATCTTACTCACATTAGATCAGAATCGGCATTTTGTTAATCCCAAAAATATCAATCGTATTTTAATAAGAGAAGTTTAAGGTAAGCCAAAATATTTGTGATTCCAATTTCTTTAACGTACCATTATTATGTAACATATATAAGAAAAGAAGAGTGCTAGGCAGGGGGAAGCTTGGGGAAGTGTGCCTAGTACTCTTCTTTTCTATTTTATCATCAATCAGCACTCAACGACACGATTGCTCAGAATATCGTCCTCGGTTTCTTTTTGAGATGCAAATTATTGACAAATATCAGTACCCGATATAAGATTAATTTATCCTATAAAATATCTTTTTCAAAGTTCTATTTGCCGGCTTCTCCCCAAGAAGTGGGCATTTTATTTGCACAAAAAGGATCCGGGGTGTAGCATTAAGATACCCGTATCAGTTAAAACTTTGTTTCATTTTTACTTCTTTATAAAAGCCCGTTCTTTAATTAGAATGGGCTTTTTGCGTACTTTAATCAATTGTTTAGATTACTTGAGGTTGTCTTAAGTTGCTTTGGTATTTATGAATGATCTCGGAAAGGGTTTTCAATATAGATGGTTGCAATGATCGTTGAACAACTGTCTTTAGAGTAAATAAATAGCCCGCTATGACAGGCCTATATATAAATCATATTCGTTTTACTTGCGTTAACAGAGTTTATACTTTAGATTAGGATATGCGTGCAATACTCTACGAAGAGTATTAGATGGTAATACTTGGGGAAGTGTATCTAATACTCTTCGATTTTTATATTTTATCATGATTACAATTTAATAGAAATTATTGATTAGAAAATCGTCATAAATAGATTTAGTTTAATTAGTATAGAGTCACAATTTGGACTCACATCAAGCAATTTATTTTTCCTCATTCTCATTTGGGACTTACTTTATGTTTAATAAGGCAGGTCATTTTCTGTTGCAATTAGTATTTTAATCGAATATCATATTAATGGTGCGTATGCACTAATATAGAGTACTAGGCTTAAATTGGGGAATTTAGAGACAACGCCTAGTACTCTTATTATTATTCTATATAAATTAAGCTATAGAATATCTTTGTAAGTGAGCAACTTAATTGAAATCTTATGATAATTAACATAACATTTAAGTATGATCTCTCTATAACACCTAGAGCAATGATAAAAGCGGCTTGGGGAAGTCTTCTTTTGTCCATTGCTCGTTTTTGATTGTAGCACTAAAAAATTCAAATAGATATAAATAAAGCTTGAGAAATTTTGGTTGAAAAGTAAATTGCTTGAATTACTTCGAGAAAAATTTCAGGTAGTATTCATAGCCTTATTAGAGTCAAACATCTCTAGTTTTTTGTGCGGAGCCACTTTTGTGCTGATTGGCTCTTTTTGAGCAAATGATTTGAACAATTTATAAACAGCTCATATACTTAATTTACCTTTTAAAAAACTTTTTCATCTAATTGTGCCACTCCTCCTCGGGAGTGGTTGTTTTTTGCAAAAAAAATAGCACAGCATATTTGCATATGCCGTGCATGTGGAATTATGTTCCGTCATCAAAATAACTATATAGTAATTTAAGAAATAGGAAAAGAAATATGCCTATCGAATAATTTTATTTTCAAACTTAATGACGAATTTAATGATATTGATCATTAAATATTTCTTCTAAAGAGTTGTTTCCATTCATCTACATATGTCTACTTTACCTTATGGAATGTGCATTTTTTTAATTAAATGGGCAACTAGGTATAGTATTTAAGGACCCGAATCAGTTATAACTGTGTTTCATTTTACTCCTTGAAAAAAACTATCCTTAATTGTATAGAGCTTTTTTGCGTTCTTCAATGAAAAAAATATGCTTACATTTTACAGTTGGATTACATTTTTAATCAATTAAAATAAAATATCTTTTTTATTTAATTAAATATTAATCGTTTTTATAAATATAACTTGTAAAAGGTTTGTTTTTAAAGTAGGATTATTATGTAATGTGCATTAATTATAGAAGAGTACTAGAGCAGAAAAACTTGGGGAAGTTTAACGGGGAAGCCGTTTGATTATGCTACTAGTACTCCTCACCTATTATTTTAACATCAATCAACGATAATGGGTATAATTGTTCAGAATGTCGTCCGTGTTATTTTTTTGCTAACTTATTTTACATGAAAATATAAAGTGAAAAGCCCTCTTACTCAGATTCGAGTAGGAGGGCTCTTTTTGCGAGGGCTAATCAAAAGAGAATAAAACAGGTTAATCTGAATTAATAAGTTAGATACCTAATCCTGGTGTGATATTTGCATCAATCACGTTGTAAAATGCATTTTCCGTATCGGCAATGTCCCAAACAGCTAGGATGACATGATAGCCAATTCGGTCTTCCGGAATCTTGATTCTGTGAGCTTCACCGACAACAGGAAATGTTCCATCGTGAGATATTTCAGCAATTTTTTCAAATGATGCTCGATTAAGTGGCTCATCTGGATTCCAACCAGGTTTTGTAATGTAATAGTGCCACTTTGTAGTGCGATGTAAAGCAGTATAGGTCCAGCTTAGATCCAAGTTCCCGGTTCTAACTGATTGCTTCGTCCAGCGATCGGCTCCTTGCTCGTCCAATATAAAGTCATTGATCTGTCCCAAACCACCTTCAGCAGAAGCAATTCTTCCGTCCCTAGGACCAGTTTCAGGAAATCCTTTTCGATATTCTAATGATTGAGGATTTGAAATGACATTACCGTAGACCTGATAGGCCGCATTCCAGCCCCATTCCCTATTGTGTAACTGACCTTGATAACCTCGGCTGATTGGTGTGCTTACGTATCCATGAGCATGTGACTCTTTAGGGAAGGCAAAAATTACAACCGAACAAATGAAAGTGAGACAAGCGGCAACAAAAACTGATTTCTTAGAAAACATACAAAAACCTCCTTAATATTTGATTACGCTTACATTATAATGTTTTTTTTGTTTTAATATCGAATTGATTAATTCTTAAGGATGTGAAATAATCGATTTTTAATAACTGATGTTTCGGCGTATAATTAAAGAGATATAGCAAATTTTTATTGTAAATCCTATTACTTATTATTGCATTGTTCTATTTCTTACATATTCAAAAAAAGCCTATCCTTAATTGGATAGGTTTTTTTTGCGTTCTTCTATCAATTTTTCTAATTCTTGCAATTCCCCAAGAGATGCATTTTTTATATATCCCTTAGCACCTGAGCGATTACGGACGTGTTTCATTTGTTCTTTATTCTTTTCTTGCCATTTTCTCGATGCTTTAAGTTGAGCATCAGAAGTTTTCTTTCCAATCAACACTCGCACTCCTTCCTAAAAAAGTTGAATAAGTTTCA